CATGTATTCTTCAACTTGATCACACTCTTTACGAACGCAAGCAATAGCTGCTTGGACATATTCAAAGTCAGCATCCATGAGTGAGTCGTCTACTACCACCGAGAAGAGCCTCTTGATTTGTTTTTCCATACTATTATTATATCTGAGTTCTTATTCTAACCCTCTAGAGTGTTACGCAATCTCCGAATAAGGTGACCATCGTGACCTTGTTTGTGAACCACCTCAAGAATCATCTCCTGCGAGACTAAGTCACCCTTAAAGGCTTTCATTATCTCAGTAAGAGTATCACGAAGATGTTTCTTCTCGTCTCTATTCTTCACTGCGGCATCGTGTGCAGTGTTAGCTTCATCTCTGAATAATCGGGCGTAGTGTGGTGTGTCGTATCTGCTCATATCTATATTATATCAGGGTTCCTATTTAGCGATTCTTAAGGCGAACCATTACGTCCTTGTTACGCTCAAGTTCTTGCTGGAAAAGCTCATCGCAGAATGCTCTCCACTCTTCTTCGCTGATCTTTCCTTCGCGGAGATCAAACCACATCATGTCATATTCTTCGTATGTAATTTTATTTGTCATAATTATCTTTCTCAATCTTATATGTATATTATATCCTATTTTTCATGATTTGTCAACATGTGGAAGTCATTGATGATCAACGAGTTATAAAATCGTATCCAAATGGACCTCAAAAGTCATAACCCGTTGGTATTAAACCACTTCCGAAAGATCATCTAGACCCACGTGGTGGAACTTTCCGCCCACAAAAACATTGTAGTATTCGACCCTCGAATCCACATTGATCATCCGAATCGCATGGTGACGAGGAATGATAGTTCCAGCAGGAACTTCATTAGTGATTTCATTATTTAGAACCCAGTTTTTAGTATTTTTCATAATATGTCTTTCTCAATCTTATATTACTATTATAATCTATTTTGTCTGATTTGTCAATGGTCTTATATCTCTGAGTATCAAGCAGTTAGGGCATTACCTTTGTAAATGCCCTAAAAAAGTCATAAGTGTTTGATGATGAACCAATTACAGATTCTTCACTTTTTCTCTTAGATGATCATAGTATTCCGAGATGGTTTGCTTAAGAGGCTCTTCTCAGTCGTCCTTCTTCTCAATGAATGTGATCGATTCATCAGACCCATCAACAACCATGACAGTCACTAATTGATCTATCTTGATTCCAGTTCTTTCTTCAAACATAATCGCATATGCACATTCTTGTTTGAAATAGCCTGATATCTGATCTCTTGTCTTCACTCTACTAGAGGTTTTGAAATCAACAATGGATAAAACTCCATCAAATTCACAGATCAAGTCAACTCTTCCTGCTAACATCAATTCATCTGAATATAGAGGCACCTCTTGCATTATCACATTGTCAACTTTCTCATCCAACACCTTTTTCATCGCATTCCATAATTGGAGTACGTGTGGCATTGTTCCCTCTTTTAGATAATTATCCTCATTATTAATATATCTCTCTGCTGTATGGTGGACAGCATTTCCACGTGCACAAGCGTGACGTGATACACGATTAGCCTCTTCCTCACCCACTGCTTTCCTCCAAGCAATGATACCAGCCTTAGTAGCATGACCCAATACAGTAGTAACCGATGGGTAGAATACACCTTCTGGTGTCTCATAGAGTCTGCCTGCGACAGTGGACTTTGCTGTCAGATCATAACCAAGTTCCATTGGTTTATGCTTGAATTTAGTATTCATAATTATCAATATATAATTCGTGTTCGTATTGATTAGCAAACTCTTGCTTACCTTTCCTATTCTTACTAAACTTTTTGGCTCTTCGTTTCTTACGATCAAAGGTATCTTCATCATTTCTGGATCGCTTTTCTCTGATATTCTTTCGATTCCTTTTCATTTTAGTAATGATCAATATTACATTGCTTTCCGCCAGCCTTCTTAATTCCCTTTAATACATCATTCCAACCTGAACCAGCTTTTCGGATGGCTGATACAGAACCCTGAAATGAAAGTGCAGGAGCACATACCCCTCGACAAACCTTGCCACCCTCGCCACATCCACAATCTTTTCCAACTGGTGTGTCTCGTTCAGCAATGGAATGAATTTCTTCCCATGTTTTTTCGCATTTATCGCAATAGTAATCGTATGTCATAATGTTTTAAACCAATGTGGTGTTTCTCGATTCTTCCATGTCATAGAGAATCTTTCTTGTTTTGTTTGATAGAATTTTTGATATGAGCCGACACGATCATCATAATCCATACATTCGGGATTAGAACCCATAGCAAGGGCAAATGGTGTCATATATGATTTCTTAATATTCTTTGGCATTTCTTTTAGAATATCAAGGAGCTTTGTTTCTGATGTATGAATCTTTCCATATCGATAAGTATATTCATTACATAGGCACTTGAATAATTGATAATGCCACTTGTAATTCATATGTGATTCCATTGTCCATAAAGTAGAAGGATGTTTCATATGAACGGCTTTATATAAACTATTCTCTCTTTCATCTGGCAACTCCCAGTACCGTGACATTGTCTTACCAGACACTGAAGGTCTTTTAGATTCTTTACCATCGAGTATACGATGAGCAGTAGAAAGCATTTGTGCTGATTCAAGAATCATTTTGACTACGTGCTTGTCACAGTGCCATTTAGCGGCAACTTCTGGTACGGGAGATAAGGCAAAGATATTCATAATGTAATATTATATATTAAATCTCAATTATTTCAAGAATTTTTTTCTTAAATCATTCTTGTGATTTCTCTTTTCAATTGATTCAAGTCTCCCTTTGAGAGATGATACCTCCCGTTGAAGAGTATTAACCAATTCAATCAGTGCTTCCTTACTCATTTTATGAATGTTGGAAAAATAGACTTAATAAGACTCTCTGATACACGTGAGTATTCTTTCATAATCTTACCATCCTTGGCCAAGCAGACAATATTGGCATCTTCTTCGGTTAAGCTTTCAAGGATTTCAATGAAAATCTTTTCTTTCTTTATCATATTCACGCTGTTGCCTTTAACACACTTACCCAGCTGCTTAATCTTTTGCTCAGGTTTACCATATGGTTCTTCATCACAAGTATATGGTGGCTTACCATCTGGTAGATCAAGTTGAACATCTTCATGGAAGTTTAATTGAAGGATTGTACGAAGTGAAAACGAATCATTTTCCTTCAAGATTTCTTGGCGTTCAGCACGTGTAGGTGCCTCTTGGATTTCAGTGAATATTTCGTGTAGTGTCTTTGTTTTCATTATATTATTTATTTAATTTGGAAATCACCAGCTGCTTCAACCAACATGTTGCAGCGTTTAGTAATAAGATAATTAAGAATGTCTTTCTTTGGTTTCACACTCTCTGCTCCAGTCTCCTTATGAATGGCTTCTACAATCTCTTGTGGGATGTAATCGAGATCAATGACTTCTCGATTGCGGTGGAAGTTGCGCAGAGTTTCTGTTTCCATAACAGATTCTAAGTTGTCTTTACTTTGGTACCATTCTTGAATCTTCTTTACACGCATTGGCTTTTGACGAAGACCATCTGTGAATGTATTATCTGGACTTAGAATATTTGGAACTCCATCACTACTATCGCCCTTACAGATGTGTTCAAATCGATAATAGAGTGGATCATCAATTGTAATGAAATCACGTTTCATTGGACTGAACTGTTTAACATTAGAATAGCGGTGAAGTTGAAGGAAATCCTTATCTGCTGATACAATGACAACTGGCTCATTTTGACCAAACTCTTGAGTAGATTTTGATAGAACAGCAATGATATCATCAGCCTCTGCATTCTCAACATATACAACTGGATATGGAAAATGCTCTTTCAATTCATCACGAACCATGTTAATTAGACGAAAAAACTCTTTCCAATCAAGTGGAGATTCTTCACGATTCTTCTTACGACCAGATTTATATTGAGCATAAGCCTGTTTTCGCCACGATCCACCATCACACGCAATGACGGTCTTTCCATATTTCTCACGGAATTTAAGATTATAAGTGCGAATTCGATTAAGAATCATATGACGAATAAGACCTTCCTCAATATCTTGAGGTCGATCTTGTGAGAAGATTGCGGCAATGGCAATGGCTGAATAGTCGATGATAATCATTATGTAATTTTTGTGATATTTCTTTTATTTTGAATCAGTATTGATTATATCAGAATAACACCCTATGTCAAATCTTTTTATTCTTTAATCCACATATTCTTCAAATGATTTCGGTGGATTTTTCCACCAACAAAACCATTCAAATATTCATCTGGTTTCAATAGAACATCTCTCACGATTTGTTCACGCATTTCAGTATAACTCATTTCACCCTTACTCTTACATAGATGTAATATCTCTCGTTCAAAATGATCTAAACCATTCTCTTCAACAAGAGTTTTAACACTCTCACTTGAGCCACAATAGGTTTTCCAGTCAGATTCCTTGATTGATCTCCGTTTGCGTTTCTTACCTTTTAATGGTGGCTTAGTTACCTTTGAGAAAAAACCCTTTTTCCCTATATATTTCATACCACTCACGGTATCGGTGACAATATAAACAAAACCTATATTGTCACCGATCATATCGGTTGTAAACTCTTCACCTTCATAACTCCACATGGAGTTATTTATTCATACTCTTCCTCATCAATTAGATCAACCTCTCCATAATTTTCTGTACCACAGAATGGGCAGTAAATTGGAACTAGATCTGGATCAACATCTTGATCTCTATATTGAATAGAGTATTGTGAATCACAGTGGCGGCAATATTGTGTTTCCTTAATCATTATCCTTCGCAAGATGAGCAGTTAAGTAAGTTACGTGATAATTCTTGAGAAGGGTTTGTGCCACGATGATAGTACAACGTCTTTACACCCTGTTCCCAAGCAAAG